CATGATTATTCCCTCCGTGTTTAATTTTACCTTCCCATTCCCTTGATACCCGATCATAACAGGCCTGACATATCCCATGGCTGATCCCGCCGGGCGCTCCCTTAGCATCCTGTACCAGGAAGAACACCCAGCAGTAGCAGCATTGAGTTATGAGGATTGTGGTTTGCGGGTTCATGCGTTGTCAACAAGTTCTTCGGAAAAGTGATCCGTCGCCATACTCAGGCAGGCGTCAAAGTCCACCCCTTCGGCGCGGCAAAAGTGCATAAGGTCTGTCAGAGCGTCAATAGTTCCGGTTTGTGGATCTTCGGCGGACACCGCTACCATAATTTTCCACCCAGTTTCGACGCACAGTTCATTGTGAGTTGCCATTATTTCCTCCGCTGTTTTTGGTTTACCTATCCCGCTCCGTGCAGGTTCGGGCGCGGCCATGACCCGCCGCACCCTGACCCGATCAGACCGTTAAAGATTCTCTCTTCTTTCGTACATCGCGCAGTTGATGGAGACCTGTGCGTAATCCCTTGCACTGTGGAGGTTACACGCCCCGTTGCCCTCATGCTCGACATCGACAAACTTGCAGTTGAAACAATGGACAAGCCCGTCCTGGAGGGCGCGAACAGCGTTCAGTTCGGCCTGCGCCTCATCTCTTAGCCCTGCCAGGTAGTGTACATGGATGCAGATCTGCTCCTGCTGCTCCTCCAGTTCATGAATTTTGTCGTTAAGATCGCGCACTTCATTCTGTTTTTCTTCCTCGTAAGTCATGGTTTAACCCTCCGTAATTGATTGATAATATTGGCACTGCCCCGGCGCAAGGCACGGTTGAGATGCGACCACCCACCGGCCCGGACCCTCTTCAATCTGGATCGCGGTACACTCGCCTCCGGCCTTGAGCCATAGACAATCCGGGCAAAGTCCCGAAACCGAGGGCGCGACCTGCTGCTTATTCCGTGAGTGGTTCTGTTCCATGGTGTCCTCTATGCGTACATAAGATGCTGCGAGCAAAATTCGCCCTTGGTTACGTCCTGGGCGAGCTCCAGGCGTTTGCTTTTCAGCCAGGATAAAAGCTCTTCCTTTGTTCTAAATGCGATGTGCGAGACTCCTCGTTCCGTGACCGTGAACCAATACCCGCACCCTACTTCCTCTTTTGTGGCTACGAGGTGATATGGGCAGGTGATATGCCACAATCCGTTAAGGTCCGCTCCCTCGCGCACTGTGTACACCCGCATATCGGCCATAAAATGCACACCGCGACCGGCCCCAGCAACATTCCCATCGAAAAACCACAAACTGCCCGGCCTGGTCTCGCCGGTGTCAATCAAATCTGCCGTGGCAATCCCGCTGTCCAGCCCGCCGCTGTAACTGAAAAAACCGTTACGGTCGAGGTAATATCCGCCGTGGTTCTGTGTGCCGCCGGTCTGGATGCGGTCGCCCCAATGATGGGTGAACCTGGTATATTGCGGTATTCGTTCGTCAGTTTGTGGGATATACAGGTAATCCCCAACGCGAGGCCCGACATGATTGTTGAACGATTTTATCCTATCATTCAGGATATCGGTGTTGTTTTTCATGATTAATCCCTCCCCAAGATTGCAAAACGAAACCGTTCCCCATGCAGCCGCGACCCGCAACAATCGCAAGCGGCAGTTGTGAAAACCCGGTGCGCGCTATCGTGCTCGGCCAGGTCGCGGGAATCAATGACCAGCCCGGACCCAAGGCGCGACAACCCGGCCTGAATCTCTTCCATCCGCTTTTCAGCCTCTACCGGTCCATAATGATAATCCAGCCCGGTATAATCATTATTCACTGCAGCCTGCAGGCACTCAGAGCATAACCAAAGATCATCCTGGATCACCGCGATCTGTGGCTCGTTCTCTTTCCACGCTTGCTCGGCAAAGGCGCGAAATGAAGGCGCGACAGACCCCCCAGGCGAGGGCGCGATCAAATCGTTCATATCCACTCCCCGTATAGCCTTTATCACTCTCTCTGGTACTCCAGCACCCTCTTCTCTCTGTCCCATGATTTTCCTCCGTGGTGTTGTGTTTCCTGCGCCCCGCGCAGCCTCCAGGCCGGTCCCCGGCCCGCTCCAGGGTGATTTTGCCCTCCCCTTACCTATACGATAGCATACCGTCGCGCTTATTGCAATGCGGAAAGTAAATAAGGTATTTTCACATTTCCTTTGACAATCGGTAAATCCATCGCCTACAATGACCGCAGATATAAGCATTTAAGCAAGCACCCCTGAGAAAATAGGTGAAGGTTTGAAAAAGTTGCCTAAGTTGCCGGAATTAACCAATAAACCTAAAAAGAAAATAGTTTGTAATAAGGTTAAAGCCAGCGACGTTGATTGGGAAGAGGTGACTTACCAGGTCAGGGAAACTTCTACGCCCCTGTGCGAAATTGCCCGGAATCATGGGATAAATGAGGGAACTCTTTGTCACTGGATTAAGAAGGAAGGAATTTCTCGGGACTTGAGAAAACGCGTCAGAGCCCAGACAGACGACGAACTTTCTAGGATTGTGAGGCATGAGGAGGTTTCCAGCGCCCGTCTTCCCCTCAAGAAAAAGACCGACAAGGACCGAATCACCGCCCTCGCAAAGGTCCGCGCCACCATCATCCTGAGCCATCGCAAGGATATCAAGGCCCACCGGCGATCCCTGACCAAAATGCAGCGGGAGCTTGAAACCGGCAGCGATTTTGTGGGCGATATTGCCGTACTGGTGCGGAAAGTGGTGGATGGAGGCAAGACTGACGCCGCCTCCGTCAAGGAGCTACAGCAAATCCTTCGGCGCCTGGGCGACCTGGGCAACCGTGCGGATATACTGAGAAAACTTTCGGACACGCTCAAAACCCTCATTGCCCTGGAGCGGCAGGCGTTCGACCTGGACGAGCCCGCCCCTGGCACGGTAAATGACGGAGACAGCGTGGAAATCACCCTCCAGAACGTGTATCAGGCGATCAGCGGGCGCAGCAGGGGATTACCTGGCCGCCCGATCACCCCGGCCCCTCCCCTCGAATTGGACGTTGAAAAGGTGGAGTAACTGTATGATATCATTCAGCAACCCTGACTTCTTTACATAATAGATCTTATGCGACATTATGATATATCCACGGTTTGCGGGCATGGTTCCAGCTACCAGGGCCAGGCCGGGAATCGTAACACGATGCAAAAACACGATACTTTATACCATATCCGGGAACAATCATGAGCGACACCACTACATATAGTGGACTGGTGGCTGTAAATCAGGCCGGGAAACCAGCGCAAGACCAGGCTCCACCACTTTTCTCATGGTTATCCAGGGCCAAATCAGCGCAAACCACGCTGGCAGCACGAGACGACGAGCACCCGCCCACTACAGAGGAGACCATCTCCCGCCCGAAGGGTGAGACCCCGTGAACATACACAGCGAAGAGGGCAAAGCTACCCTCGCCCAGGTCAAGCTCACCATGGCCCAGGACCGCGAGCAGCGCCAGATCGAAGACGAGGCGAAGGAAGACAAGCGGCTGGAGCGCGAGCAGGCCCGAGAGATGAAGGAGCGGGAAAGGGATTCCTTGCTCGCCGCCGAAGACCCAGGGGGGGGTGCGCTCAGGAGGATGTGGGCTTCGCTCGACGATAGGGAATGGAGACTCGACAATCTTTACACGATAAAAGATAAATTCGGAAGACTGATCCCCTTTGTTAGGAATGATTCCCAGTTAAAGTTCTGGAAGGCGATGTGGTACCTGAACATTATCTTGAAGGACCGGCAAAGGGGGTTTTCGACATTAATAGCTATCTTTATTTTCGATTATTGCTTTTGGAACGGACACGTAGAGGCGGGTATCATTGATATTACCCTGCCTGACGCCAGAAAAAAATTAGATAAAATCAAGCTGGCCTACGATCATTTGCATCCGGTTATCCAGGCTTTGAATCCGATGACGGAACGGGCCAAGGAGTCGGTGAAGTTCAAGAACGGTTCGACGATTTACATAGGCACCTCGCATCGTGGCGGCACCTTGGAGATCCTTCACGTTTCTGAACTTGGAAAGATAGCAGCTCGTAACCCTGAAAGAGCCCGCGAGATCAGGACCGGCGCCTTGAACACGATTGCGCAGGGCAATATTATCATTGTGGAATCGACCGCTGAGGGGACTTCCGGCGAGTTTCACGATGATTGCAAGGCCGCGGAGAACAAACTTCTTGAAGGGGCGAAGATGACGCCTCTGGATTTTAAGTTCCACTTCTTCCCCTGGTGGGAGGGTTCGGAGAACGAGCTTGATCCAGATGGTGTAAGGATCACTGAAGAGTATGAGCGGTACTTTAAGGAAATAGAGGATGAAATTAAAGTAACGCTTTCACCTCGGAAACGGGCATGGTACGTTAAAAAAGCCGAGCAGCAGAAGGATGATATGCACCGGGAGTTTCCATCGACCCCGGATGAGGCGTTTCAAGCCTCAATGGAAGGTGCGATCCTGGCGAAACAGATGCGTGTCTTACGGAAGGAACGAAGGATCACTGTCGTCCCGCATGATCATGGGTACCCGGTGAATACTGGTTGGGATTTTGGTATCAGCGATAAGATGACGATCTGGTTCCATCAGCGTGTTGGCTTCCAGGATCGGGTTATCGATTATCTGGAAGGAACGGATGACGATGTGGTGGAATACTGGATGCGGATCCAGAAATTACCCTACAATTACGGGCGTCATTTCCTGCCGCACGATGCGGGCTCGAAGCGAATTGGAACCGCCACGAAGGGTGACGCGAAGCCGAAGACGTTGAAGCAGATCCTTTCGGCGGCGGGGATGCGCAATATCTGTGTTGTCCCCCGGGTTTTGCGGAAAGGGACGGCGATCCAGGAAGTGAAGGTGTGGCTACCCTCCGTTTTCATCGATAAAGAGAAATGCGCGGTCGGGATCAACCATTTGCAGAATTTCCGGGTTGATTGGGATGATAAGCTCGGCTGCTGGAAAGAGACCCCGCGGCATGATGACGCTTCGCATGGATATGACGGGTTCGAGACCCTTACCCGGGGCCTTGGGATGTTTGGAGTTCGCTTGAATATGGAGGCTGAAATGCAGATGAGGTCCGGTTCTGAAAATCCGAAACCGAAACGACGGCGCGCTTCTGACTGGAGGACGGCATGAATCTGCGGCAAGGCGACTTCACCCCGAACAATTTGCTGAACGCCATCGCTCTTGAGATTGATGAGCAACCTATCTGGCGGGCGAACGCTGACAAGGAGATGGATTATTGCGACGGGAACCAGCTTGATTCCGACGCACTCTATAAGCAGCGGCTTCTCGGGATCCCGCCGGCGATTGAGCCGGTCATGGGGCCGACGATTGACGAAATCCTGGGGATGGAGGCGAAGAACCGATCTGATTTCCGGGTTTTGCCTGACAAAGTGGGTGAGGGTGACGATGTAGCGGAAGCCCTGAACTACCGGTTGAACCAGGCGGAGCGGAGATCGAAGGCTGACCGGGCCTGCGCCGCGGCGTATGCTTCGCAGGTAAAGGTTGGCTTGGGTTGGGTGGAGGTTTCCCGGTCCTCGGATCCGTTTCAGTTCCCGATCCGCTGCACAGATGTTCACCGCAACGAAATTTGGCACGATTGGTTTTCCCGGAAAGATGATATTTCGGATGCGCGTTGGCTCCTTCGGCGTCGATGGACTGATATCGATATCGCCACGGCCATGTTCCCGGACCAGGCAGAGACGATCAAGGCGGCCGGCAACGGGATGTCCGCTTATGACGCCACTCAGTACATGGAGGGCGGCCAGCAGACCGGGCTTTATAAGAACTGGACCGATGAGAGATCGTTTACCTGGGAAGAACAGGAATGGCGAGATGCCCTGAACGGGCGGATCTGTCTTTTTGAACTCTGGTACCGGAAGTTTGAAGCTGTCACCGCTTTGAAAGTCAGGGGCGGTCGGGTTGTCGAGTTCGATGAGCAGAACGCCCTTCATCTCGTGGCCCTGGCCAATGGTGGGGAACTGATCGAATCGGTTGTCGGCAAGGTTCGCCTCGCCTGGTTCGCCGGGCCCCACCTTTTGCATGACATCCCTTCACCCTATAAGCATAACCATTTCCCTTATTTCCCGTTCTGGGGCAAGCGTGAAGACCGGACCCGGGTTCCTTACGGCTTGGCCCGGGGAATGATGTTCCTGCAGGACGAAATCAATGTTCGGGTGGCCAAGATGCAGTGGGGCCTCTCTTCCGTCCGGGTGATCAGGACCGAAGGGGCAGTTGTTGACGATGACGATACCTTCCGTGACGAGGTATCTCGGCCGGATTCGGATATCCTTTTGAACGCCGAGGCCATGGCCAATGACGGGATATTCAAGATCGAGAAGGATTTCCAACTGAACGAGCAGCAGGCCGCCAGACTCCGGGAAGCCAGGGAATCGATTCGCCGGGCCGGCCGGATTTCCGAAGTGTTTGGCGGCAACGATGCCCAAGGTCGGTCCGGATCCGCGATCAGCCAGCTTGTTGAGCAGACCGTTCAGGCCCTGGGTGATATCAACGACAACTTTTCCGAGGGTCGGTCACGGGTTGGCGAAGCTATTCTTTCCATGATCATCGAGGATATCGGCAACGAAGAGACGCCCGTCACCGTCGATGGAGGTCTGATCAAAGAGGACCGGACAATTATCCTGAACCAGAAAGTACCCGGTGAATTGTACCTGAACAACGATACAGAGCGGATCAAACTGAACGTGACCATCTCGGATGTTCCATCTACTCCGTCCTTCAGGGCTCAGGAATTGGTGTCGATGTCCGAGGCGTTCAAGTCGATGCCACCCCAGTTCCAGGCGCTCGCCATGCCGCATCTCGTTTCCCTGATGAATCTTCCGTATGACGTGAAGAAAGAACTGGTCGAAGGGCTGCGCAAGATGGCCACCGTCCCCAGTGAGGAAGAGATTCAGCAGCTGGTCGACGCCGCGGTCGAACAGGCCAGGATCAAAGATCAGTACGAGCTGAAGCTCCGCAAGCTGGAGATGGACGAAGGGTACAAGGATACCCAGAAAGAGAAGATGATCACCGATATCATCAACAAGCGGATCGAGGCAATCTTCGCCGCAGTCCAGGCCGGGACCCAGATAGTAGCTGCACCCGGGGTGGCTCCGGCCGCCGACCAGGTCTTGAAGTCGGCCGGGTTCAACGACCAGGACCAGGCGCCCATCGTCGCCGGCCCGACCATGCCCGCCACGCCTGTTGCTGAAAATACCAGCCCGATGTTCCCGGCCCGCCCTGGTGAACCTGGTGGACTTGCCCCGCCCGCCCCGGTCCCGGCCGAGGCGATGGCAGAACCGGATTCCGGTCTGTTGGCCGGCGTGGAGGGGGGGAATGGTTAAGAGATACAGCACTTTACTGGTGGCGATATTCGCACTGGGCCTGGATATTGACCAGGTGAAACGAGGCCTCAAGCGAGTTGAAAAATACAGAAAATCCGCCGACAAGCGGGACGGCCAATAGCGGCCAATAAAACACAGCAGGAGAAGAAAAATGAAAAAGAACGTGTTTGGCCGACGATGGGTAATCCTTTTCGCGGCCCTGGTGTTGCTGGTTGTCGGATCAGTTCCGGCGTTTGCTGACTATTGGGTGACGTATTCCGGCGATGGAGCGCGTGGCCCGGTTCGGCTGGGCCAGGATGTTGACTGGGCAAACGGCGACACCAAGATCGTGAGCGAAGAGGTGATTGGCTGGTATCAGACCAATTCGGGCGTGTTCACCGTGACCGAGGTAACGGCGACCGGAGCGGAGATCAATAAGGTAGACGGGATGACGGCTACTGCCGCCGAGTTAAGCTATCTGGATATCACCGCTCTCGGTACGGGCGCAGCGAGCAAGGCCGTTGTCCTTGACACGGGTGAAGATTATACCTGGCCGGCTACCGGAATTTTGACTTATGGCGTGCTGAGGGACCCGGTTGGAACCACGCTTGGCTCCACAGCTGCCGAGTTGAACCTTTTGGACGGGTCAAGCGCCACCGTCCCGGCCGCTGGGAAAGCCGCGATCCTCGATTCAGGCGGCGACCTCCGGAACATCAGCAATATTGGCGCTGTGAATACCGGCGTGACAGCCGTTGAGTATGGCGATGGCTACCAGCACCACACCGTGCTGACCGTAAGCCAGGCCGATGCCGTTACCGTTGCCGACAATGCCGCCCTGTGCGACGGGTATCTGCTCTACACCTTCCCGGCCGGCGAGATCATTGTTGAGAACGTCTCAGTGTCCATGGCCACCACGCTGGCAGAGGATTCGGCAAATGCTGCCGCTGAAGGTTGCGTCGGCACCGTGCTTGGTTCTGCAGCCGCTGCTACGTGTGGCGCTGACGCCGCCGGACTCGAAGACCTGCTTGGTCCGATCACTACCGCCGATATGGCCGGGACTCCTGACGTTCTTACCGTTGCCGTTGGGGCCGGGACGCCCGTTGTCCTCGCTACCGCCGGATCGCATTTGGTCCACTGGAACATTTGCTCGACATGGGGCAACACGGCCGGCGCTGATCTGACCGGTGACATTGCCGGAACGGTTGTGATCGACTGGAAGTTCATGCAGTAACCAATGACCGGGGGCCGCTCGCCACGGCCCCCATTTTCAAAAGGAGAAGAACAATGATACAGGTATCAAACGGATTGATGGATGAAATCAAGTTGGTTCTTGAGCGAGTCAAGAGCGGAACGACTTGCAGTAAAGCTGATCAGGCAACGGCGAAGATTCTCCTTGAGGTCTTCTCCGGTAAGGATCTGATAGGCGCATCGGCGGATGGGTCGTGTTCCAAAGCGCCACATCCGGGACCAGCGCCGTTTTCTTTCGCACCCCCACAATTAGTTGAGGAATGGCTCGATAGGGTTGCGAAGTATATCCAGAATGGGCCATCGAAAACAGAGCCGAAGGCCAGCCATCAGACGGGACCGACCTGCTCAGTATGCCGAGCATTCATCGGAACCATAAAAAATGGAGAATGCTTGAACCCATTTGGCGGATTCCGCGCCTGCTCGTCCTGCGAATATTTCAGGACCGCCGATCCATCCACAATAAACTTGCTTCATCAATCCGTACAAGCTGCGGCGCAGGCGGCTTCAGAGACGGCTAAATCCCCAAAGAGATACACCCCCGAAGAAACAGAGGCATACTGCTCTGGGGCGCGGGACGCCAACGAAAAGGTAAAATCCTACACGAAGTTTCTTGAGTGTCACAATGCCATGCTGATGCAAATCGGCAAGGTTGAGGAACTGGCCAGGGAGGCAGGGGCCACGGTCAGCGAGATACACGCCTTGCGGGCTGGAATTCTCGATTCAGCGGCTATCTTCAAAAAACACTACGGAGACGGCAAGGAATGAAATACGACTACGAGTGCATCAGATGCAGGAAAGTAATGGAGCATGAATGCAAGCTGGCCGACAAACCAACGAGCATTGAGTGCCCAGACTGCAAGGGAACGGCCTGGCCGGTGATTCTGACTACGGTCGCCAGCACTTTCCCGCAGGGTCGGAGCAAGGGCGGGTACATGCGCCCGGCCATTGGCGGCAGGAAATACCAGAAGTTCTTTTGAAAGCGAAAAAACAGCAGGATAAATAAAAAAGTTCTTGGACTACATTAACTTCAGCGTATATAATGCCGATAGAGCGTAGTTCTCTTAAAGCGGCCACGGCGATATGTGGCAGGAGGACAGGATGGAAACTACTGATCTGGAATATTTTGAAGCGAACCAAGTTGACGGCGTGATCCCCCCGGAGAAGATGGCCGGGTTACTGCTTGGCGGCGAGCTCCCGGCGGTCGAGGCGGAACAAGAGGCAGTTCCCGAAGAAGAGGCGCAGCCGGAACCGATGAAAGAAGTCGTCCCGGCAGAACCGGCGGCCGTTCCGGAAAAAGAGCCGGTGATCATGGCCAAGGATGGGGTGCATACCATCCCGTATGAGAAGCTGGTCGAGGCACGGGTCGAGGCAAGTTCAGCCCGTACCGCGCTCGAAGAGCAGATCAGCAAGAACGCTGAACTTCAGGCGGCGATGGATAAAATGGCCACCGCCCAGAACGCCCAGGTAGAAGGGACCGCCACCCAGGAGGAGACGAACGAGATCCTCGACGAGGTCCGGAAAGAGTTCCCCGACCTGGTCACGGCGTTTGAAACGATGCTCACGAAGGAGCGGGGTTTCTACACCGCCCAGATCGCGGCCCAGGCCGAGGAGATCAATACCCTGAAATCGGATATTGCCCCAGTCAAAGAGAAGGCGGTTGAGGCCGACAAGAAAGAGCACTTTGACTCGATCAGGAAGGTCCATAGTGATTTAGACGCAATCATTGCCGGTGAGGAACTTGGGACATGGATCGAATCGCAATCACCGGCCGTGCAGAAAGCGTATGTCGAAGATATTAAAGGCGGCAATGATGTCGCTATTATAAAAATGCTGGACACCTTCAAGGCAGCCACTGGATACCAGCCACCCGCGGGCGATACCGCGGGCCAGGGGAAACAGGCCGATGGGCAAACAGCCGCGGGAATTCCCGCACCGAAACGTCCTGTGCCGACGAGTCTTTCTGAGATTCCTGGCGGGTCCCAGGTCCCTCATAATCCGGTAGATGCGATTATGAGTGCCGGGAACCCCCTGAAGCAGATCGATGCGTTCATGGGCAAGACTCCGGACCAGATCGAAGAGATCCTCCGGAAAGCTGTTTAATCAACCTATTTCTTTTGGAGAAGAGCTATGACCACGATTCCTTACGGTTCCCCGCAGGCGGTACAGATCCAGTCCGCTGGGCTGTTTGCTGCGAATATGCAGCGCCCCACCATCATCAACCGGCTTACCGGTAAACTGCCGCAGCAGTCCGACGCCGAGAGCAATCTTCGTTTCCAGAGTTCCAACGAGATGCCCATCGTTCGGTGCATGGACCTGATGAAGAACGCCGGCGATGAAGTTACCTTCGACCTGATCAACCCCTTGGGCGGTAAGCCAATCATGGGCGAGGCGGTCGCCGAAGGCCGCGGCCAGGCGATGACCTTCAGCCAGGACTCGCTCCGGATCAATCAGTGCCGGTACCCGATCTCCGCCGGCGGTTCCATGACCCAGCAGCGGACTCCGCACCAGCTCCGGTCCCTGGCCCGCGCCCTTGGCAAGAACTACATGGACCGCCTGCAGGACCAGCTCTGTATCGTTCACATGGCAGGCGCGCGCGGGTTCGCCAATGATATCGAGTGGGCCGTGCCCCTGGCGTCCGATGCCGATTTTGCGAGCATCTGCGTGAACACGGTCAAGGCCCCGACCTACAACCGGCATTTCATGTCCACCGGGTCCGGCCTGGAGCACATCAACCTGAACGGCGGCGATGTTGATTTCGCCACCACTGATATCATGAACATCGACCTGGTAGACGCGCTGCGGACAAAGCTGGACGGCATGCCTCTTCCTCCTCCGCCCGTTCGGTTCCCGGACGACCAGATGGCCACCGACGCCCCGATGCGTGTACTGGGAGTTTCTAGCGAACAGTACACATCGATCGTCAAGTCCACCAACTTCCGGACCTGGCAGGCGAACGCCATGGCCCGCGCTTCCATGGCCAAGAACAACCCGCTGTTCATGGGTGAGGCAGGCTTGTGGAACGGTATCCTGATCGTGAAGATGCCGAAACCGATCCGGTTCTATTCGACCAACGCCATGCTGTACTGTGCCAGCGCGACCTCGACCACCGAGTCGTCCGGTACGGTTCCGGCCGCTTTCTCCACGACCCATGCCGTTGACCGGGCGATCCTGCTCGGCGGCCAGGCCCTGGCTGAAGCATACGGCAAGGCTCGGCAGACCGGAAACCCGTTCTTCTGGTCCGAGAAAGAATTGGATCACGGCGACAAGCTGGAAGTCCTGATCGGCATGGTCGGCGGGAAATCCAAGACCCGGTTCCTGATCAATCACGGTACCCAGGAAGAATATACCGACTTCGGTATTATGGCGATCGACTCTGCCGTTGAGCTTGGCGTTTAAGTAGCTGTTCTCTTGAAATAAAGCACGAGGCGACCGGAGGGGACCGGGAACCAAACAAATAAAATTCCATGGAGGAATTGAGATGGCGAACATTACCGCAGACAATGTGAACAACAAATTCAACTTCGGCGGGGTGCCTTACGGCAACCTGTCCGTGATTGGCCCCTTCAACCTCACCGTCGATGCGAACGGAGTCTTCACCGACAGCAACGACGCCACCCAGGTCGTCCAGACCGATATCATTCGGTTGGGCGTCCTGAAGGCCGGCATGAAACTGTACGATTACCTGTCGTACATCTCCGACGCCTTCACCGCCCAGGTGACGGTCAAGGTCGGCTTTGCCTATGTCGATGGCGTTGATAGCACCGCCGTCCCACAGGACGATGACTTCTTCGCCACCGCTTTGGCGATGGACAGCGCCGTGACCGCTCGCAAGACGACCAGTACCAAGCCTGTCACCCTCCCGAAGGATGCGTACCTGATCCTGACCATTGCCGGAGCCGACTGTGCGGCCGTTGGTGTCCAGGATATCTACGTTCTCGCCGAGATGGGCGGCCAGCCGTAAACTGAACGAGAACCCCGGCGCCACTACGGCGCCGGGTATCCCAAAGGAGGATAAAGTGAAATCAGCAGATATTGCAAAGATTGTGAATGTCGCGATCCAGGCGACCAGATTGGATGACGAGAACCCGGCGATTATCGCGTGGGACGATCTCTCCGAGGAAACCCGCGGCCGGTACGAGACCGGCGTCAACTTTCATCTGGCCAATCCGGAAGCGACTGCGGCCGACGGCCACAAAAATTGGCTGGAACGAACGGTAGGGGTTCCCGACAAGACCCGGGAGGAGTTCGATTCGCTTTCTGCCAAAGAGAAGATGGAGCGGGTTCTGTTCCTGTCCATCGTCAAGGAATGTTCCAAGGTCCAGCCGGAGATCAAGGTGGTCAAGATCGCCGCCCCTGCCCCGCAACTGGTCCAGGCCGCGAAACTGCCGGTCAAGTATGTCGGCCACCGTGCCCGGTACCGGGATGGAATCTATGGGACCGGCATCATCTGGAAACAGGGCGAGGTGATTCTGGTCGATGAGCCGAGCGCCAGGAAGATGCTCAAGCATGCCGATGTCTGGATCCTCGCCGCCCAGGAAGAGCAGGCCAAGGAGGCTCCGGAAAAACCGAAGGAGAAGGAGGATGAGACTGAAGAGAGTGTTCAGGCCGCAAAGGACTCAGTCGCAAGAATGGGCAAAGCGGCCATGCTGCAATACGCGGAAACGAACTTCGCCGGGGTCAAGATCAACCAGAACATCGGTATCGAAAAGCTCCGGGAGAAAGTCTACGGGCTCATTGACCGATTCGGCGTTGCGAAATGAACCTCGTCGAACTGATAAGCCAGTTCCGGATTCTGGCCAGGGACCCGGTAGCTCCGTATCTTTGGAGCGATGCGGAGCTGGTTATCTGGTTCGCGGAAGCGGAAGAGGAGGCGATAGCCAGAAAGCGGCTCATTCGGGACTCCCGCACCCGGGCTATCGCCGCCCCATCCAATCTGGCACTGCTGGAGACGACGGGGTCGCTGGCGACTGACACCTACTCCTACATGGTCACAGCGATCAACGCTTCCGGGGAGACAGAACTGAGCGACCCGGTGACCGTTGCCGTTGGCGCAAGTGCCGGGGTTGTCCTGTCATGGGACGCTGTTCCCTATGCGACCGGATATCGAGTTTATGGCCGGTCTGGGACGGACGATGAACTCATAGCAGAAGTAGCAGTTCCCATCGTTACCTATACCGACACCGGGGCTCGCACTCCTGACGGCTCCCAGCCGACAGAGAATACCACTTACGACCTGACGAATATCCCGCTCGTTGCCGACGAATCGTATGTCCATCTCCATGAATGTATCCTCGAAGTGACAAAGGCCTCGAACACCGACGGCACGACAAAGGTCGATATGTACATCACCACCAGGGAAGAGCTTGACCGGCTTTCCCCTGGGTGGGAAGATCTCGACGCGGCGCAGCCGAGGTATCTTGTCGTCGAGGATACCCATGGGTTTGTCGTCCCGACTCCAGATCAGGCGTACACGATGAACATTGCCGTCGTCCGCGCCCAGGTCAACCCCATGAGCAGCATTGTCGCCCCCATCTCTGAGCCGGAGATCAACAGGCGGCATCACATGAAACTTATCGAGTGGGCGCTGCACAAGGCGTATGCCAAGAAGGATGCTGATACCTACGACGAAAAGCGGTCCGGATCACATCTGCGTAGTTTCGAGAAATACTTCGGCTATAGTCCCGGCGCCGGCAGGAGATTGTCAGCCAATGCGAGCGCACCCCACAAGGTAAGGAGCCATTGGCGATGAAAATAGGCCCGTTCCCGAGGGGGATGAATAACAAGGCGGAAGACCATGACCTCCCGAAGGGATGCGCCAGAAATCTCGTCAACGTGGATATCCCTCCCTCTGGACGGCCACGAAGCAGGGGCGGCTACGACAAGGTGTATTCTGGCATGAACTGCCGCGGAGGGTTTGATTGCCCGTCCGGGATATTCTTTGTCGAGGGCGCACAACTGAAGCGGTTCAACGCCGACGATACGGCGACCGTCCTTTTTTCCGGCGTCTATGGCGATACCATGACCTTCGAGTATGAGAACGGGATCGTCTATTTCTCCGACGGTTCGATCGCCAAGAAGATTCTCGCCGATCATTCGGTCGTGACCTGGGGCATGGATCCGCCGCCGGCATTTACCCTTGTTGGCGTGGCCGGTTCATTCGGCAGCGGAGTGTACACCGCGGCTATGACCTATGTCGATGCCAACGGCGTTGAGTCCGGGGCTTCTGAAATGTCTTCGTTCACGGCCCCTGACGATTCGACAGGAATCAAGTTCATTTTCTCGAACGCCTCGGACGACCCGCAGGCTGTTGGCATGAACCTCTATTTGAGCATGCCGAACGGCTCCACCCTGTTTCTCATCGGGACCGTGGCGCTCGGGACCGAGACCTACAGTGTCCTCTCTGGCCAGTACGACGACGCCCGCTATCTGGAATTGGAGATGATGGACCGGCCGCCGGCCGGAAGGATCATCCGCCACTTCGCCGGCCGGAAGTTTATCGCCCTCGCCTCCGGGCTCGTTATCTGGACAGAAGAGTTTGATTACGATCATGTCCGGTATGCCGACAATTACCTCCAGCTTCCCGAAGCTGCTGACGTTATGGAGCCGGTAGACGACGGAATCTATTTCGCCTACGGCAATACCACGAAATTCTTTGCCGGCCGCGACCCGAAGGCGTTCATTGTCCACGACGTGTTTGATTACGGCGGGGTCCTTGGTACTGGGCACAAGATCGAGAATAGCGATCAGGTGGCATGGTTCTCGACCAGGGGCGCGATCATCGCCGGGCCTGGCGGGGGCGCAAGGAACATTCAGGAGAAAAGCGTCGCACCGGACATCGGCCAGAGCGGCGCGATGGTTCTGCGCGAAGAAAATGGAATCAGGCAACTTCTTGCCAGCCTGAAGGACTCGACCACTTCAACACTGGCATGCAGGAGTTTTATGGAAGCAGAGGTCATCAGGAGAGGTGAATGATGGAAATTTTCGAGAAGCACAAGGTCGGCTTTGTCTATCTTTTCGAGTGTTTCGACAAGAACGGCAAGTTGAAGTGGCGGGAGAAGATCGGGAACATCATTCCCGATATCGGGCTCGACTATCTGCTTGAAGCGGCACTGGCCGGCGCGACCAGATATTCGGCATGGCACATCGGCATTTCAGAGACTGCCTATGCCCCGCTTGCCGGCGATGATATGGCCACCCTGCTTGCCGCCGCTCCGGAATGCAAGAAGTACAGCGGCACCACCAGGAAAGCATTGACTGCCGACTCTGTGGCGAGCGGCCTCTGGTCAAACGCCGGGACGCCAGCGGAATTCACCTTTACCTCGTCCGCATCGGTCAAGGTTGGGTTTATCTCCTCAAGCAATGTCTGGGACAATACCACCGGCCTGCTGGTATCGGCCGTTCAGTTCCCGTCACCGAGATCGGTCGTGACTACGGATGTCCTCCGGGTCATTGCCGGGATCCAACTTATTTCCGCATAGGGGGTCATCATGTCCTTGTCCAACTTTTCAGAGAACCTTCTTCTCGACTGGCTTCTCACCGCAGGGGCGGCGACCAGGCCGACAACCTGGTTTCTCGCCCTGCATACCGGTGACCCGGGCGAGACCGGAGCGAACGAGATCGCCGCAACCGCCTATGCCCGTCAGGCAATCGCCATGGGCGCCGCTGCTTCCGGGGCTTCGATCAGCACTGATTCCCAGGCGTTCACGACAACCGATGTAGGGGAGATTACGATCAACTATGTGACGATCTGGGATGATGACGGGACTCCGGCCGGAAACTGCCTGTTCAGTGGGGAGATGACCGTGCCCCGTCAGTTCAGCCAGGCGAAGCCGCTTACATTTGCCGCTGGCGATATCGTCTGCGCTCTCGATTAAGGAGGAAATCATGGCTTTCAAAATAAGCACCGGCTCACGAAATGCGATGCTCGCCGCGCTCAAGACTGCGCTGGATGGGGGGACGATCACCATCTACGACGACACGGCTGCGGAGCCAGCGAGTGCGAGCGCCGCAGTCCCTGGCGCGAGCGTTGCCCTGGTCGAGATCACCGAGTCTGGCGACGGGGTAACTGGTCTGACCTTCGATGCTCCGGCGTCGGGACTCATGACAAAAGCAGCAGCAGAGGCATGGCTCGGGACCAACATTGCCAGCGGGACGGCATCCTGGTATCGATTCGTTTCGCCTACTGACGGCGGGGCAGAGAGCACGACTGATGTCCGCCTGCAAGGTTCGGTCGGGATACTCCTGGCCGACCTTCTGGTTGCTGACGCCTCGCTGATCATCACCGAAGAACAGCGGATCGATTACTATGCTGTAGGCCTGCCGGCGGCAGCGTAAGATGCCTTACTGTTTCTGGAATAATCACGTGCTGCAGGATGAAAGTGCGTGCATATTTGAAGCAGATCCGTATTCTATAGGGATTGTGTATGGAGTTAGCTCGGTCGGTGACGATGTAAATCAGTTTACATTTTCTACGGAAGTACGAGCAACTATTGCACAGTCAGTTCCTAATCCGAGAACACTGCATACTGCGGTGAATGCTCGGGAAGAGCAGAAAGGGTACAGCCTTGGCGGGTATGATATATATGCTCCAGTATATCTTAACTCTATTGACGGGTGGAGTTTTGTTACGTCCACTGTATTTACAACGGCAATAACTACTTCAGCGAGTGTGCAATCTGCTGGTGGGTCTGAATCTTCAACGAAGGGCTACGCATTTTGCGGATCTCGTACTGGTGCCGACGATGTAATAGAGGCGATCATATTTGCTACGGAAACAAATTCTGCTGTAGCCGCTGTTGCTGATACTGCAGCAAATAGCTTTGCATCAATGAACTCGGCAGCAGACGGAGTTTTTGCTGGCGGGGCTGCTTCTGGTAATATTGATGTGATCCAGAAATTATCGCATTCTACAGAAGTAGCGAGTACGTCTGCGAGTACGTTAAGTATTGCGAAAGCATACGCTGGAGGAACAGAGTCTGGCCCTTCAGGCTATATAATGGGCGGGCAGACCTCGGTATATATTTCAACCGTAGAGACTTACTCATTCTCTTCGGAAGCGGTGGCGACAAGTGCAGCGACGCTCAATGACACGCGGGGAGTTTACGACTCGACGCTGTCCTCTAAACTGAAAGGGTACAGCATAGGGGGTTACGATGGGGCGCTGAAAAGCGAGATTGACGGAATTGATTTCGTTACCGGAACATCCATCAATCCGTCTGCTGTGCTGAGTGCTACCTCTCGTGGAGCGGCGTGTTTTACGTCATAGGCTATGAGTAATGTAAAAGCAACAGAAATTCTCTCTGAGTTTGACAGGCGGTTCTTCGCCATCCCCTTCGGCAACTCTGATTTTCAGAACCGCAAGTTCGTCATGGAAGCGCAGTACACTCCGGAGCGGGCGTATCGCGCCCTTGGACTCCGGCTGGCCGACAGGCTGCAAGCCCTTAACGAGGCCAGGTTCAGTCTTCAGCGCCGAGAAGTGGACATTGAGGAACTGCAGGAGAAACTTGCTGATCATGTGCTCGATAAGTTCGAGCGCCGTCGACTGGAGATCGATCTTGCCGAGAAGCAGTCCAACGCCAACTACACCGCCAAGATGGTCAACGACGCCCTGGTGGAGGTGGACACCTTGTGGACCGAGGCGCAGAAGTTTCCGGAGTTCACCCGCGAGCAGTTCGAGTCCGCCGAACAGCAGCACTTTGAGATCCGGCTCAAGCGGCAGGTGCAGGGGTTGACCGGGGCCGCTGACTCTCTTGACCTGATCACTGCGCACAACGGGGAGTTCGCCAAGATGCTGGAGTTCACCAAGATCAAGCTGATTGAGCCATGACATGGGAATTACTCCTGATGGAGACCGAAGCAAGAAATGGCTCTGGCTGGCGCGGAAAAAACTTGCGCAGTGTCGCGAGATCGGTCTTCAGTCGAAGTCCATAAAATACAATGGGTTCACCATTTCCGTGAAAGACCTTGACGGAATCGACGGGGGAAGGGTTCGGGCGCCGATGGGCGCCGTTATTTTATGCACCGGGTCTGTTGATGGTCTTTTCGATCAGAAAACAAGGTTGATGACCGCCGATAACTGGGAAGGGGCGTTTATCCTGAATGGGTATCTCAATGTTGCAGAGTACCAATCAGCCGGCGTCGCAACCGTATTCTTCAAGGATTGGACTGACCAAGACATGATCGACGCCGGCGTTTCAATAGTCCCCGCGGAATTTTATACCATCGCCGACTATTATCCGCCGACCGTTCTGGTCGATACCTACCGGGAGACCATGCCGTTCCCCGTCGTCATGCCGTTCAAGGGCGGAGAGGCATACTGGGCCTGCCACTGTGGTATGTTCTGGAACGATGTCAATCTTGACGATTATCCGGACAATTCAGAAACGAACCACAAGTTCGAGGCGGTCCTCAACTATTACGCCGGCAACGGGGCGCAACTCGGCGGCAGGGTCTCGCTTTTCCAGGCGGTCAACTGGTCGGATGCGTCAATGCACTGCTTCCAGATGATACCGGCCAGCGGGGTCTCGTTCGTCTCCTTCCAGAAGTTCCTCAACTACTTCACGTCAGGGGGGAAAAGGAAGATCGCCGATTATTACCAGATCGGGACGGAGACCACCTTGAACCCTCCACTCGGCGGCTGGCGGAACTGGCTCCTTGAGGATATGGATGTGGATATTCCGGCGGACCTACAAGTCGATATCAACGGCGCCAATACCTCGGTGAAGCCGATCGGATCGTATTCGTTCGCCCTGGCCAAGGATAATCATCCAACGATTCTTCATTGCGTGGATCTGACCAACACCTTCCCATGGCATGACGGCGGGTTTGACGAAGAGGTTTATTTCGGCGGCGGCGACGAGAACTGGCGGCTCTTCTACATTTTCAACACATGGCCAGAAACGGGGGCGGCAAATGTCTTTACCGTAAATGCCAGCAACTTCATCACCCTCCTGGACACTCTGCAGGGCGGGGATATAATTGACGGGGTCGGAGTTATTGACTGGGACCTGGCAAGGCTTATGATGTATCAGTTCTTCCCCTACCCAAACCATAACTATTTCGCCCCGGTCGATTCGGTCATGTTCCACGATGGCGACGGGAATGTCTACACATGGACAAGGACTTACGGAGCAGTCAAGTTCGCGACCACCGGCATGAGTTCGGTCGCGCTAAATATCCCGGCCGCTGCTGCTGGAACGGAATTCGTCCGCCCAACAATTTCCTATTGCGGGATTGTTTCCGGATCACAAATGTTCGTCTGCATCAGCGAAAACATTCAGGCCCCGGCCCGGGTTGTCTCCGCGCATTACGGGTCACCTCTCCCCGGAGGCGCTGGCTGGACAGAACTTCCGGCGCCCCCGGCCGACACGCACCTTGTCTATGCCAGGCCGGTAAAGGTTGGGCTGAATGGAGCGGCCGCGCTTGAGGTCATAATGATCGGGGTGCTTGAGGACGAAATAACACCAGGGTATAATTTTGCATTTCTTGATTATGTGGCGGGCGTCGGGGAGTGGGAAAGCCTCGGGCGGCTCCCCGTTACTGCGGGCGATTATTATACCTGGTCGGCCGGATTCTTCGGGGAAGGCACGCTTGTCAACGCCCTGCAGGAATTTCTGCACCCGCCCCCAGTTCTGCCACAGATGCCCGCAGGACCAGACCTCTACGCGGACTATGATCAGCCATGACGACATTAACGAAAACGATTGAAGAGATATATTACGCTCCAGCAAGTCCCGGTGATCCTGGATCCCCTGGTAGTCCCTATATCCCGGCCTACTGTGCGGAAGTAACAGGCACGGTATGCGGTATGGTTTGGTATGCTGGAGATGACGGGAGTGGTCTGGTTATCCCAGATATGGGCGGAGGGTATGGCGGCCATCCCTCAGGTGGTTTTTTCCAGTGGGAGTGTTGGGAAGAAAGCAGTGTCGTCTGCTACCCAGAACAGCCGGAGGTTCCTTCAATCCCTCCTACCCCTCCAACCCCTGAAATTAGAATCAGGAACCTCAACATAGGATGGAACTCGCATTCCAGGTCTATTGAAGATATCGAGACCGAAAATTATATCGTCCTCACCTTCGGGACAGGGACGACCGGGGCGCTTGTCGTTCTCGGGAAAGATCATCGTGATTCAGAGATGCCTTCGCAGTTCTCGCACGGCATAGCGGTCGATGTTTCCGGGATCAAGGTCTATGAAAATGGCGTTCTCAAACAGACCCTTGAAGCTGTGCAGAGTTCCCTTTCAGAGGTCAGGATATATCGGCGAGATTGGTTCGAGATAATCTATCACGTCATCCAGGCTGACGGCGATGACGTGATTGTGCGAAGCGCGGCCCCCATCACCTGGAAATATGGACGGCTTTACGCCTATGCCTGGCTTTACACCGGAGGCGACAAGGTTCTTACCATGGACATCGTTTCCGGGGAGATCGTAGACGGAGCATCCAGGATGGATGGGACATCCTCCATGTCCGGTTACGCAGGACAGACAGTAACAATGGAGGGCACAGGATCCCTCGTTACCTGGGGAATTTCCATGCTCGGCACCGGGACATTATCCGTCCCGAATATGCCAGGCGCTTCCCGAATGGAGGGGACGAGCGATGGGTACTTCTACGCGAAGCCGATATGTTCTGGAAGCGCGAACATAGGGGCGCTCGACGGAAAGGGAGGCGAGAAGATCCCGGGCTACGGGGCCTCCTTGTCCTATATGGAACCACTGTACTCTTCGGCCTACGGCGGGATGTTCGTCCCGGCCGATCCGGTCATCGGCTATGTGATCATGAACGCCGTGGTCAGCGCGGCACACATGGTGACGACGCACATGATGACCGGTTCTGCGGACATTGGGGCTGTTGTTTCCCTCGGCGGCGATTTCCTCTATGGAGAAGCGCGTGATCAGCAAATCCAGCCGCTGACCAATATCGCCACAGATGCCGCATCTCCTTACCTGCTGATGATCGAGCCGATAGTCGTCTACGACGATATTTATGGAATAGGCGCCCTGCTCATAGAGTTCACCAGTTCCGGAACAATCTCAAGCGTGTTGACCGGTACGGTTGAGATGCTGCAGGAGATAATATCGGAAGGGACCGCGTCCGGGGCGTTCACCGTCACCGGCGACTTCAACGTCACTTCCCTCTCCACGGCATCAGCATTAACCAGGGGCCGGGCACTTGTCGGGACCAGAAGCGGCGCTGAGGAAGGGGAGACCGGTCTCCGGGTCTGGTGCGTCAACCTCAATGTTGATTCTGACGGTCAACCAGTCGGCGCGTCCGGGCAATACGAACAATTCGGGTTCACCGGGTTCTTCAAACGGGACGGGTACACTTACGGTATCGCCGACGATGGAATTTACAAGCTGACCGGAACCACGAACGACGGGGGAGATATTTCAACTATTATCGATTTTAGCAAGTCCAACTATGGAATTCCTCATCAAAAAATGATAGAGAATCTATATGTGGGAATTGCATCGTCCGGTAAACTTCTTCTCAAGGTGGTTGTCGATGGCGGAACTGAATATACCTATGAGATGCGAAGCAGTTCGGCCGATATGAAAAACCATCGCATTGACCTTGGCCGCGGCCTGATCGGAAATTATTGGCACCCTGTCCTTGTCAACCAGAACGGCGACGATTTCGACATGGAAGGGATTGAGTTCGACATCATACCAATGACGAGGAAAATATAATGCCAGTAGATCCCCAGGATTTTATCGACGCGATCATCAATAACGCGATCACCCTCGCCAACACCTACACCACGGCTACCGCAACTTCGGCCGGTAATATCGAGGACGTGGTAGATGGGAGTTATTACCATACCTGGCACCCTGGCAGCACGCCAGGGGTGGATGCTGTTGAGCCCGCGGTTCCGGAAGTTGACGATGCGCTGATTCTGTTTGACTCGCAGCGGGACGCGATGATCGCTCTCCTGTCTGACAAGCTCGCCGAGTATTTCGCAACATATTACCCGCTCGAAAACGACGCCTTTGACGAGGCCATAGCTTGGCTCAAGGATGTAATCCAGAATGGCGGCACAGGCATCCCGGCCGCAGTAGAGGATGCGATATGGCAGCGCGGCCGGGACCGGGGAATAACCGACGCCCGCACCGCCGAGGCGCAAATACTTTCCAGCGGAGCGGCCCGCG